GTCTTATGTATTTGTTACATTCTTCTCCATCTCCGCCAAATACCAATTGGCTGTTTGATATTACTCTTCTTTGATTTTTTCCCGGCCCTTCGTAAACGGCAAAAACGTAGTCAGTTAGATAGCCTGAAGGTGGGGTGTGGTTTGACAATGGACCACAATCAAAGACATCAACTATGAAAGAACCGGCTGTCGCATCTCTGAACAAACCACAAGCTTCATTTGAGAATACGCATTTGTCGTCGTATGTTATGTTATTTTTGAAAGTTTCATTGATTTCAACAAATTCTATGTTGCCCAAGTTGTCGTAGTTGTAGGAATTTGTGTTGTTTACCGGCATAAGATTTCCTGAAAACTTGTCAATTCCATTGACAGTAAACAAGAATTCTTGATCTTCGGTCAATACATACATCAATTTCCAAGTGTACCCATCCGAAAGTGTCTTTGGGTCAAAACTCGCCGTCTCGGTAGGCTCTTGAGTTGATGTGGCGCCGTAGTTGTTGTCCAAGCATTTGTAAACACCCCTGTTGTTTTCATTGTATACATAAAATATTTTTTCAAAACCATCTTCAAATAGGTTGTCATAGTCCCGATATGGTTGATACACTCTTCCACTTTCCCAAGTATATTTTGGGATTAGGAAAGAAATGTCGGTGGGTGCTATGTTTTTTATGAATAGACTGCTTCTCAAGTATTCTGATTTTTCTCTGTCTGTGTCTACCGATGGTGGAACGACCGAATCGTCCTCCACAAACGGAACTCCCAAAAAGGTGGATTCTGTATCATCGTCCGTTGTGGGGGGAACATATCCTGGTATGCTTTCCAAAGAAAAACTAGAAGTTTCTCTTGTTATGTCTCTGTTCCAAGATACGGGTCTTCCAACACCCAAAAAAATGGAGTTTGAGTCGTTATAGTTGAATTCTGAAACGAAACTCTTGACCATTTCAGTTTTTAAATTTTGATATATATTCGTGCAAGACATGTTTTTCCCACTTTATTTTTTACGAAATTGTATTGTTTAACTTATCCTGATAGTACAATTTGCTAGGACTAATGAAAGATATTTGATCTATTTCCTGTGATATTTTAGTATTTATTCCAGTGTAGTTCGGGGGACCACTTGCTCCAATTTGAGAAGTTTGAGTGTAGTATCTGCAATCGTACGAGAAACTAACTGTTTCCAAAAATTCGCCTATGGATATCTTCCTGAATTCTGTTGGGTAGGGTGATTTGCCCTGTGCATAATTTATCAAAGGTGCAAATGCTGGACCCGTGGACGAATCCAAATTATTGAAGAAGTCTATCTGTTGTGACGTAGGGCCGTTGTTCCATGTTGATATGTTCCATTCTTGCCACCCCGTCAAACTTTGTCCGGTTCCTGCTACTGACCTTCCATAAAAATCAGTTAGTTGGTCGCGGTATATGTTGACCAAAGCTTGGTCATATGGAGTATTGTTCAAATATGTGTTGGGATGGGAATAAACTCTCCAATAACCCAACGAAGAACTATCAAAATCCCCTAGAGTGACGCCGTCGTCCAAGCATCCAGTATCCGTTGGTTCAAATACATATTCTCCGCTTATTGGATTTCCTGGATATTCTGTGTCTTTAATTGTGCTGTCGTGTGCAGAGGGGGAATAACAATTGTCCAAGAACCATAAAGCTAAGTCGTCATAAGTCTTGAATGTGTAGGGTGCGTAATTTCCTATTCTTCTTTCTTCTTTTTTGACTATGGTAGTGAATATTGAAGGATTGTCTCTGACACACCTAGAAACCAATATTTGACTGAACGCTAAAAATCCAGCTGGGTGGATGAGATCTTTTATGATGTTCAAATATGAATCTAGGGTTTTCTCGGACTTTAGAACGTAAGAGTAGTCTTGATAGAATCTGTTGTCTTGAATATATTTGTTTGAACTTATCTTTCCGTCATTGTTCTCATACTTTTGGTTTTTTGAGAACACGGCTCCAACTTCCATCTCACCCGAAAATCCTTGTGCCCCGATAGCACCGACCACTTGGACAGAACCAAATTCTATATCGTCTATCAAAAAACCAGTATCTTCAATGGTGATTTCTTCTATTTGACCAAAATTGGCACCAAAAGAGGAAATTCTAGAAACTTTAGCTTTGGGTAGGATTCCTTTTATGACCGATGATTGTTTTTGAGCGAAACTCAGAACATCTCCAACCCTATAGCCAGTTCCCTTTGCATTTATTTTTACATTTTGGAGTATTTTTCTTATTCTTGAGTAACTTATAACCTGATTATTGTTCAATCTTATGAAAGTGTTGTAGTTCGGCTTGAGTGTCCCGACCAAATCGTTTATTTTGAGTTCTCGTATTGATTTTCCAAATTTTATCGTTTTTTGGGAAAAGACTATCTTAGCTTTCCCTAAAACGTCGGATAACGGATCGTTCTCCACCGAAGTTTGAAACAATCTCCCCTCTTTTAGAGAAATGTTGTCATATCTGGCATTGTTATCCATTCTTATCAGAGACTCTGTGCTCCATTTTCCATCGGATAACTTCAAGATATCTTGTTTCGGATAGTAAAAATCTATTTCTGAGTTGAACAATACGCGAAACAAAAATCTGTATGATTTCTCTGTTCCCTTGGAGGAATAGAACCTTTTTATATTTTTTATAACAGTTCTATAATTTAATTTTTCTCCAGTTTGGGTATCTACTATCAAACTAGCAGGAAAATTGTGTAAGAATTTTTCTTTGAAAGACAATATGAACTCTTCCAGTGTCTGATCAACATCAATTATTTTGGGCAACATTTCATTGGAGGATCTCAGAAATGGCCCGTCATTTCCACTCAACCATTCGTAATATGCAACCATAAAATCAACGAAAAGGGGATTGTACTCCTTGACATGTTGAGGGAGTTGCGAGTTCACCAAATTTTTTATGTCGTTCTTGTTCATGTTCTTGATAGAATGAGATTTGAGGAATTCACTTCAAGAGACAATATCGTATTTCTTCTTGAAAGTATTTCCTGTTCCTTTGGTTTTGCATAAAACAACACAGTTGTGTCCAAACCAACTTCGGACGGATATATTTTTATGTCTTTGAGTGTTATATTTCCGTTTGAATACACTACACTTCCCTGATTGCTTCTGACGATATTTTCTGCCACTGAATTGACAGTGACTATCTTTCCATTCCCGTCGTCTTTCGCGAAAACTTCTTCAAAAGAAGTCTCAAAGATGTTGTCTGTTTTGAATGAACTCGTATAGAAGTAATTCGTACTGTTTTCAAACTGCATCAGTTCGTTGTCAAATTTTACGTTATATGTGGTTTTGACTGAAGGAGATATAATCAATTTTTTCTTGAGTGTTAGATTTATGCTGCAACTTTTTATTGCCGGATGGACATCAATTATTTTTCTTGTCAGGTCGGAAGAATAGAAATTCTTATTGAACACGGACAAGTTGTTTTCGTTGAACCTGACTATCAAGTCCAATATTGCAGATCTCAGAGATTCCAAACCGATGTCAAGTTCCTGTTCTCTATACAAAACTCTCACCCTAGGTATTATATACAAGTAATTTGGGTCCACTACCTTTGGTGTCACTGCTACTATACTTTTACTTCTAAGTATGTTTTTTTCTATGTTCAATTTCTCTAGGGTGCTTAGTCTTTCTTCATCTCTCGGTTTTATGGAAACGAAAACCTTTCCGTATTCGGGTGGGTCGTTTTCTTCTCCTCCCCAAACATATATTGATTTGAAGTAGTCCGAATTCAATCCAGACAGATAAGAAATGTAATCGTTGACGGTTACTGCTCTGTCTTGAGCTTGATAATATTTTGGAGCGTAAAATTTTATAGAGTCCAATGATTCTATTTCAGAACCACCGTAACTGGCTATTGGTCTGTTTTGCTCGTCTCTTTTCACTTGAACTGCATATGTAACGGACAAGTTTTGTGAACTCACATAGGAAAATGTGGGTGTTGTCAACGAATCATTTTTACCTATCAGATTCCCGTTTTCACCTTCGCAGACCGAGTAGAATACGTTTATCAAATTTCCATTGTCAAGTCTTCTCCCTATTATTCCGTCACCAAAATAAATTTCATAGTAATCGTTATAAACCTCTTGAACGAAATAGACATTGCTTTCTGGGCCTATGAGATTTATGTCTGTCTCTCTGTACCATATGTCGGATATTCCTTCGGAAGAATTTCTAGACCTTTGGACGTTTACCTCTATGCTTCTGGAGTCCACATTTTTTTCGTTCAATATGAAGTTTTGGTTTTTTAGTTTGGAGTCATACACAAAAGTCTTGGTCTTTGGCACTCCTTGGACCAATGTCACGTTTCTTGCCCAAAGTTCTTCGTTTCCACTGGAGTTGATTTCAATTTCAAAGTCTTTTGTTTCGGTGGCATAAAATAGTATTGTTTTTTGTGCATTGGCGGCTTTGAATATGTCAAATTTTCTAACTTTCAAGTTTCTATTTTGATACTCTAGTCTGAGAGAGTCTGTTAGTCTGGAAGTTATTCTCACATCAACCGTTATTGATGCTCCTTGACGTGATCTCGGAACATATCCTATTTGTTTTGCGAGTGAGACGGCAGAAGAGCGAAAACTGCAGCTGTCCAAGAAAGACTCGTTGACAGCCATGTTTGCGTAAAAAGAATTGTAATGTGTATTGTATGCAAGTAGATCCATGAGGACCGAAAGTGACGATCCTTCAAAATTGTAATCCTTGAATTTTTCCTGAGAACGGAGAAATTCTATCAGATTACTTTTTATGTTTGAAAAATCAAGTCCACTTATTACTAAATTTCTTCTATCTTCCAAGGTTTTACCTCAACCTTTCCAAGACTAGGGTTATTTGATCTCTGACTCCAACAAATCTTATTGAATATGTTATACTTATGCTGACTTCATTTGAATCATAATTGGTATTTACTTTAACGTCCAAATCATACACTCTGGGTTCATATTTATTTATTATGTCAAAAATATCTTGCTTCAAAACACCGATGTCAATTGGTGTGTATAGTTCAAATAGGTTTTGTCTGATGCCCACATAAACATTTGGTTGAAAGGGTTTTTCAAATCTTTCTGTCAACAACAAGTTTCTCAAAGACCTCTTTACAGCTTGATCGTCGTATTTTATATACAAGTCCCCATCAAAAGGATTTATCTCAAAATCTAGATCCAAATCCGAATAGATGTTACTTGGTCCTGCTGGCATCAGTTCTCCCTTCTAAGAATTTCAAATTCTATTTGTGACCTAACCAATGTGAAAAGTGAAACGAAATCCAACACCAAGGATGGGATGGGATCTTCATTCCATTCAACTTCTAAAAATCCAACAGGCATATCATTTTTATACACAGGCAAAATTGAAAAAAAACTCACTTCATTGTTTTTGTATAAGAATTTACTCTTTCCTTCTTCCATGTGGGATACAGAGTGGATTTCGGGGTCATTTTTCTTTATTCGTGCTATTTTGTCGGAGAACATGGATGTCAAATAATTTTGAAGATTTTCAATTTCGTTTGAAACTCCTTTTGCGGAACTTTCGTGGGTGCAAGAAAATTTGCTCATTGAAATCCCCGAATAAAATTCACCCCCATTGTGGAACATACAGAGGCGAACTCTGGAAGCACCACTTTTTATTCTCAAATACATTATTCTCTCTTGTATTCTCGTATTGCTCTCAGTATAGTCCATAGTTTCTTTGTTTAACTTGTTTTTTTCCTTTCTTTTCTTCAACACTTTAGCAACAAACCAAGTCATGAAGGAAGAAACAACGACGGTTCCGAACAAAACTCCTATCTCAACCATTGTTTTTATTTCAGAAGCTGATATCTTTCCGTCGCCAAATTCGTCTACATACGAGAGGGTATTGAATAATTCTTGTTTCATTAAAAACCGCCTCCGACGTTGATACTTCCTTGAGCGCAAGCGGATCCACAATTTATTGGGTCTCCTACTCTAGCGGCGGGAATGCTGTTTATTCTTATGGTTGAAGATCCCCTAGCGGTGATACCAGGATGGGCATTTTCGCACTTGCAATTGCAATGTACCCCCCAAGCGTCCCCCACTCGGTTTATGGATTTTCCATTAGCTAATACGTTTGGGGATCCTTGTATACAAGGTCTAGGAGGAAAGCACCCATGTCCCGTACACAAATCCCCTACTCTTACGAATGCTGGCATAGGAGCAGTTCTCCATTCTTGAATGAATATGAATTATTTATAAAAATTACCCCCTGAAATATCCTATCCTTTTCATATAGGACAGGTATTCACCTTTGGACACTGGAATTCCGTTTATGGAAAAATTTTCGTCCAGACTTCGGGGGCCGAATATCAACGCATCTCTGTCACTGGACCAATTGTTTAGACCATCAAGGTAGAATGTGTTCTCAATGAAGATATTGGGATCTGAAACTAAGTATGCTCTTATTTTTATGTTGATTCTTTTTGTGATTCCTCTGCCGTTTTTGAACAGAGCTGCCGATCCCTTGGTTGCGTAGTTGGTTGAATCAAACTTCTCAAAAAATGGGTCGCTGATGAAATTGTCCAATTCTGCGACCTTACCACTCAATTCTCCGGTATTTTCGTCAAATTGAATGAATCTTCTTATCTTGGGATCCATTATTTTGTATTTTATCTCGTTGCTACAAATAGTGTATCTAGGAATTCCTAATGGATTTGTTGTGGGTGGGAGAAAGTAGAAAGAACTTCCGTTGTCATCTTCTGGATAATCAAAAGACTGTTCTTGTACATTGGGTGTTTGATTGAAAGTTCCTCCAAAGGGGGAGATATAAGGACTCACATAACGAGCAAAGATTTTTTTGTTGATGCTTGTCCCTTCTCTATACGGACCCGTTTGTAGAAAATAAACACCGTATCCAGAAGCATACGGTTCTACGTTTAAGTTGAATGGTCTAGCCCAAACTAATTGACATGTCACTTTACTGGTGTTCCTATTTGCATTATCTCTCTATTATCCCAATCTCAATATCCCCATGATACAATTTTATAAGATTGATGTTTTCTTCCAAGAACTTGAAGAACGCATTTTTCTTTTCGGGGTGGTTCTTGTAGTATTTTGGTAGGTTGGCGTACAATATTCTCAATTGTTGTGCCATTGCATTACGACACGAAGGACATTGTTCTTCCAATAGTTTATATCCGATCAAGACTATGTTCCCAGCGAGCCCAACGTCGGAGGGTTTCATGGAATCCTGATACACCATGATGTGATTGAAAAATTCTGTTTCATTCTTGAACACCAATTCATTCTGTTCTTCACTCATTTTGTTGTCTCCTCATTCAGAATTATTTATATAGTCAAAGGTTTTTTTGATTCCAAAATAAGAGAGTAAAGAACCAAAATAAACCAAAGGAAAGAACTGCCATTGTGAGAAGGCAAACGTGGTCCCAAGTGAAGTCCAAAATCCTAGACAATATGGACAGGAAATTAACTTCACTAGGAAGTTGTTGTATTGTATCGGAAGGAATTCTTGATACGAACAGTGTCCGTAATATTCCTTGTTCTTGTCGTAGTCCTGAAAACCTAGAATCTTTGACAAGAGTGGAATTCTATGAAGATATTCGTAGAACACGTTGGTTTCAAACCAAAGGAACAACATGAGTAAAGACCATAATATAGATAAAAATTCATTCATGATTAGTCGCCTTTGTTACAGAGAGATTGCTGGATGTATCCCCAATGATTCAATTCCATATTCATTTGGGAATCCTGTATAACCTAGGTCTTGATTTAATCCAAAAATTACAACAGGCATGTTTTTTGAGCAACAGCAACTTGTTTCTGTGGGGGAATGATCCGTGAAGCCTGATGGGCCGCAAATTGGACAATCATAGTCATTTAAGCCAACTGGAATACTAGGACAACACAAATTTGTGGGATAGAACCAACCACAATTGGTTGCTCCGAGTTTTTCGGCAAGTGGTATTGGTTTTGTGTATTCGGTATCAACACGTCTATCAAAAACGTGATATTGTTGTGGGGAATTGGGTATGTAATGTGTCCAATAATTCAATAATCCCACTATTCTCCCCCATTGTCTTTCAGACGAACTTTGTCCGAAAGTAACGCTTATTATTTCTCCAACACTCCCAAATCCAGAAAAAGCACTCACTCCAGTTTGCCCACAAGAAACAAGTATCTCCTGTGGGGTGGGTATAACCGACTTAAAACCGAGATTTTCTCCTCCATATCCATAATCGGGATTGTCTGTAACAAGAGAAGCATATCCCCACCAACTAGTATCTCCAGTATAACCGGCATAATTCTGAATGAACCAATCCAACTCCTTGCATATCTTGTCTACACAATCGGTAGAAGCGCAAACGTCATTGTACCCATCTGCACAACTAGCGCCGTTCCATGAACCATTGATGCAAGGTTCTGTTGTTGTTATGCCTGGAGCAAAGAAGCAATTTCCTTCGCTGCTCGTTGCTTGATCTTGTAAATCACCAAAGCAAGTGAGTGTGTACGGGCATTTACAAGTATTACTTGTTATTCTCAACCCCTCAAATGTGCATATATCTCCTGCATCATCACAAAGGTCACATGGATCTACCAATGAACCATCAGGACCAACAACAAGTTGCCCACTATCCGGCGGCCAACAACTCAAATAACCCTCAATACAATAATCTACAGATTGGGCGAATGTAGCTACATTACACACCTCATTTCCATTTTCTACGGTTTTATAAAAAATAGAAACGCCAGATGGACGCGAAGCAGGAAATATTGTCTCTGATTCAGATAGTAGATGGAAAAATTTACATGGATTTATTTCGTCTGTAAAATCCAAGCCGAGTGCTTCTATTGGAACTGTAGCAAAACACCCATAAGTATAATGCATGCGTCTTTGGGAAAATCCTTCAGGACACGAACCACAGTTAGAATTTGGATAAAGACCAAAACTGTGTGTGCAAAATGCACCTCTGTGTTCAAAATAACCAGTTGCTCCACTGGCATATGTGTTCACTATAGTGGTTAATGGGAAATCCAATATTAGATCATTACAATAATCTTCGTCGTATTCTCCTATATTCGGGCCAGTGATTCCTCCACAATAATCATATTTTAGACAAAAAGTCGTATTACCGATGACATCTTTTATAAGTTCAAAGTCATAACACTGATCCGTGTTGTCATATCCCAAATAAACATTTTTTGGTGGTTCAAAATGATAGAAATACAATCCAAATGTCTTGTCGGTGATTCCAAGTTGATTGCAGTTCTCAAATTGTTTTATTGTTACTTTAGAGTTTCCAAAATACATAAATCACCTACTTTGCATGAAGTTTGTTTGTCTATTTCCGTAAATTCTTGAGCCATCTGAGAAAAAGTATAAAACATCAAAGGTTTTTGTGGAGGATGCTCTAGTGAATATTATTGCATCGGTCCCCGAAGTAACTCCAAACGGACCTTCTGCCCAATAGATTCCTTGATTTCCAGGAAACAGTATTCTACTGCTACTTTCTCCTGTGTAACCTAGAACCAAAGTCATGCTTGCTCCAGTAATATTCTGAAACCCATTTATGGTCAATGTTACCCCAGAATTCAAAGCGATATCATCCACTATATAAATGTTTCTAGTTCCAAATGGAACTGTTATTGTTTGATTGGTTTTTATTGAAGAACTATTTGCAGTGGTACTTTCTGTATAGTAGACGAAGTTGCCACTGAATCCTCTTTGGTTGTTTATGTCATTTACAGTGACTATTCTTGCTTCTGCGATCCCCGAGAGGGATGAAGAATCGGCAAATTGAATGGAGCCTTCTGGGCCTTCGGGATTGGCTCCACCATCTCCCCCTCCCGCCGTTAGTGATATGGTTATTCCAGAAGCACTCGTTATGCCAGTAATCTTCACTGAATTATCTGGGGAATAGAAGGAAAGACTGGGAGCATTGAACATCCCAACTCCACCACCTGTTATAATTCCAACTATTCCAGTAGCACCAGTTGCTCCTGTTGATCCTGTTGATCCTAGAACCCCTCCTCCGGCTTCTATAGTTAAAGTTATTCCCGCGTCACTAGTCAGACCAGATATAGTTATATTTGTGCCTTGGACAAAAGCGAGTTTGGGAGCATTGAACATCCCAACTCCACCACCTGT